TCACATTTTGCTCTCCCCGGTCGGGTTTGACGAGACACCGTTTCCGGTAACCTTCCGGTGCAAAGAGCCCGGCGCGAGCTTCCCGATTTCAGCGATCACGCTTTCCAAGGCTTGGACGACGCTCGGAAATTCGCCGATCGCGTAGACCTCGGTCTGGCTTCCGGCGCGGTGACCCATGAAGCCTTCGAGATCCCACTTCTCGGCGCCGCGGTTGCGGACGAGGGTGGCGAGGCTGTGCCGCAGGACGTACGGGCGCCACTCGCGGCCGGACGGCATGTCGAGGTTCGACAGCATCGTATCCCAGGCGCGGTCGACGTCCTGGATGGCGCGGCCGTGATAGTTGACCAGCCAGCCGTGGCCGGCGCGATCAGCCGGCTTGAGCGCCATGTACGTCGCGTATTCTTCGCGCAGCCAGCGACCGAGCAGGGGCAGCACGGGCAGCAGCGCGCGGTGCTTCTTGTTCTGTGTGCGCCCTTGCGGGTTGAGGTCGATCGTCGGCGCGCCCGGCCACCATTGCTGGCGGTCGGGGGCGACGTTGATGTCGACGACGGCACCAGGCCGAGCGATCGTGCAGACCGACGCGACCAGGAAGGCATGAAGCGAGCCGCGCTGCTTATCCGGCTCGGCCGCGTAGGCGAACATCTTCGCCAGTTCCTCCACGCCGATGCGGGTACGCCGTATGCGCTGCACCTGGCGGGCGGGGAGCGGCTTGTAGATCGGTCGCTTGTCGGAACGCGGCGGCTCGGCATTGGCGGCAGTGTGTTCGACATCGTGTCGGCTCCCGAAGGAAGTCGATGGCAGGCAATGCGGGCGGGCTGGATGCCGGCTGGCCATTGCGGGTGCGGTGAGCCCGAAGGCTCGATGTCGATGAATTCCGGCTCCGGTGCGTTTCCGGTGCAGACCGCTGTTGATGACGGATTTCTGCGGGCTAGAAGGCGCGAGGCTCCCCAGTTCCCCAAGCAGAAACGTTAGAAGTCCGGGATAAGGGCTTCGTTCGTAATGCGGGGGTCACAGGTTCGAGTCCTGTAAGCGGCACCACCTATACCAAGCGACAAGTCGTTGGTTTACCTCACATTTTCGTCACTCCGCTCTGAAGCAGGGCTTCCGGCTGTTCGGTGCGACTTCGGTGCAATGCACCTGGAGCGAGCCGTTCGAGGTCTGCCAGAATGCCAGTGAGAGCCGCGACGACGCTGGGAAATTCGCCGATCGCGTAGACTTCGGTCTGGCTGCCGTCGCTGTGACCCATGAAGCCTTCGAGATCCCACTTCGTAGCGCCGCGGTTGCGCGCGAGCGTCGCGAGGCTGTGGCGCAGGAGATACGACCGCCATTCGCGCCCCTTCGGCAGGCCGAGCTTCGTAAGCATGGTGTCCCAGGCACGGTCGACGTCCTGCACCGCGCGGCCGTGGTAGTTGACGAGCCACCCGCGCCCGACCCGGTCGGCGGGTGCCAGGTCCATTAAAGTCGCGTATTCCGCGCGCAGCCGGCGATCGAGCGTCGGGAGCACGGGCATGGTCGCAAATCGCCCAGTTGTTGCCGTTCACGAGCTAAACGATGCGCCCCGATTGCGGTCGTAGATGGGCGGTGGCATCTCCCGGTTATGACGGATGAGCAAAACCAGGTCGCGTGCCATGAGTGGCAGACGGCGCTCTACGAGGCGTCGTATCAATACTTCGTCGCTTTGAAGAAGCTTCACGAGACGAACCCTTGGCCCGAACACCCGGTGCTGGCGAACGCGATCAACACGTTGGCGACCGAGCTATGGGATCAATGCTTCCGAGCAACCAACATTTCAGCTGCGTTCCAGAGCGCCGTTGTCGGGTTGCCTGCCTACACGGCGGAAGACGACATCAGGCCGTAGACCGCTATCGCCCAATCCTTGCCGTTCAGGGGGACGCATGCCGCCCCCGATTGTGGACGCTCGTACATCCACTACAATGAGGTGGTGAGCATTGGATTGAAACAATCGGGAGCGTTCTACGGTTTCACCACGACGGACTGGTCGGTAAGCTAAGCGTCAACCGACCGACGTCGGACCCTCGTCGAAATAGCAGGCACTGAAGCGTATAAGATCACCTGCCGCGGCAAAGCTCAGTACAGGCCTTGTATGTTCGCGATGCGGCAAGCGTCGGAAAGTGCTTCCCGATAGTTCGTGGCTGCGGGCATTCTCGCAGCCTCGAGCGCGAAAAGGCGCTGATGTGGCCCAAATCGCAGCCGGCTTACGACACCGGCCCATGCGTCCAACACGCTACCCAGGTCCAGCGCCACGCCCCCCAACGACTTGATCCGCTGACAGTAAATTTTGCCCAAAATGCCCGCACCTACCAAGAAGAGTTGTCCGGGATAGGCCACCGAAAGGGTATCCATCACGCGATTGAAGCCATCCGGCCAATGCGGTTCGGTCACCTCGCCGGGATACTGGGTCTCCCCCCGCACGAACCACGATCGAACCTCATCGACGCCGAAGGTTTCCTGAATCGGTATTGCAAGATCGCGACAACCTACGAGCCCGACTACCGGGCGGTTTCGCAGTATTGGCGCCATCGCACCTGAAAGTTGCAGGTACCAATGAAGATTTGCGTCGACTAGCATTTGCTCTGGGCGAGGCCACTGCCACTTGCTCAGTGCACTAAAGACACGACGATAGCGTTCGTGCGCCCCGAACTGGAACGCGCTTGGCAGGCCCAGAATATCAGCTTGTTCGCAAGCCGACCGCAGTCCGTGCGAGATACGGTCAACGTCAGCTTGCCCGACCTGCTGATCTCCACACCAAATTCTTTGACTGTGGGCTACTTCGCTCTCATCAGCTAGCGGATCGTCCATAACAGTACCTTCGCTGTCACCGAGCCGTATCGCGGAGAATGCCCGTCCCGAACCGAGATGGTCGAGGATCTGACTGATCACCGCCTCGATCGGGGCCCGGTCCTGCAGCCACCACCGTGGTACGTCTTCAATGGCAGCAGGTTCTATCAAACATACGCTCCATGTGCGGCGATCGGGGCATTCTGGAGCTTCGTTCCGTTCTCATGCAATGTCTAGTTCGACTTAGCGTTGCGTCGTCCAAATCGCTGATGTTCCGAATTCTGACCCTTCCTCATCCGCCAGAAGCGGTCGACGAGATTTTGCTGCCCCGCCCCAACGAACGTCCGCTTACGCCGATCGCTGTCCGAAAGCAGACAGGCCGCTTCCCACCAAAATCGGACACAAGCGCTCGATCCGGGGGTGGGCGCCGATACCGGTTAGGGCCTCGCAACTGCGCCAATAATAAGATCAAGGATCCGCTGGCGTTCGGCGTCGGTCAGGCCGATCAGCACGCGACGCGCGTAGCGCGCTCTGCGCTGACCTGTAGCAGGCGCATCAGACAGACCCTCCTATTGGATGCTAGCGATTCGCGACGCGCGACCCCCAAAGCCGACCCATGCTTCGTCGGCGTTCGCGCCCGCCTTCAGGCTCTTTGCCATCCGGAGCTTGCGGAACATCTTTTGCTGGCGAAGCCTGCCCTTCTTCCCGCCGCGATCGGGCTTGGGTCGTCGCGGAGCGAACGCGACGCCTTCCGGGGCGCGCTGGGCAGCGATACGATCCGACTGGCTCTTGCGGATCTCTCGGCCGATCGAGCGCAGGAGACGCGCGCGCTCGGGCGCGGCGGTGCGCAACAGCAGATCTCGGCATAGCTGCTCGATCGGCGCGAAGTCATTCATCGTGGGTGACGATCTCGATCGCGCTGGCCGGATCTTCGATCAGGCCCGTCCATAGGATCGTGCCTTTGGGGACGCAGGGAAAGACGTCGAGCATGTCGGGTTCGGGCAGGTTGGTGACCTTCAGGCCATTCGGCAGTTGCTCGACGCGGACCAGCTCGGTGAGGTCAATCGAGATCGTGATGTCGCACGTCTCGGCATCGAGCAGTTCCGATTCAAACGTGAACGGTTTGCGGTCGGCCTTCTCGAATAGATCCGACTGGTTGCCCGCGATCCATAAGAGCAGAGGCACCAACAGGTTGTTGACGCTGCCGGCGAAGTCCTGCACCCAGATTGAAGCCGTGTACCGGGATCGCGCGTTGCCGGCGTCAGCGCGCCGCCTGCGATGTGGCGCGACGGCGCGTAATAGCGGATCTTGTAGAGCCAGCCGTAATTGACGTCCTGCAGCAGCGGGTAGGTCTCGATGTGGGTGGTGTCGGCGCGCGCGACGCCGTTCCAGCCGATCATGATCCGGTCGCGGCCCTGCTGCTTGGCGATGGTGTCGCGGTAGAGCGTCTGGAACTCGGGCTTGTGCGCCCACATGTCGAGCTTGCCGTACTTGATCGCGGTGTCGCTGTTGGTCTGCGCGCAGAAATAGCGGCCATCTTCCTCGACCAGCTCTATGGCTATCAGGAGGCATGGTTCGCGGCGCTGTCGTTCCGCACGCGCATGATCCTGAAGTCGCGCCAGATCGGCGCGACCTACTATTTCGCGTTCGAGGCACTGATCGACGCGATCGAGACGGGCCGGAAGCCACCATGGAGATTATCTGATGTCGAAGCGGACAGCCGCCACGCGCCGCATGGCGCGCTCCGAGGCGCGCGACGCGTCGGCCGGCGCGATCGAGGCGACCGCGGCGCCGTCGTCGTCGGTGCAGGCGTTCAGCTTCGGCGATGCGGAGTCGGTCACTTCCGCAACCTCTTCATTCATGCGCCTGCCGGCAAGGAACACGGCATCAGGGTCGTGCCGATCGCCGAGGTGGGCGCCAAGGACGAGTTCCTCGGCATCAAGACCGCGACGCAGGCCGACGTCCTGGCCGCGCACCGCGTGCCGCCCCAGCTGTTCGGGATCGTGCCGGCGCAGGGCTCGGCGTTCGGCAACCCGACCGATGCGACGTCGATGTTCTTCGAGCTGGAGATCCAGCCGCTGCAGGCCGTCTTTGCCGACGTGAACGCGGCGCTCGGTATCGAGGCGTTCCGCTTTCGGGAACGGATCGCGCCCGCAAAGGGCAAATAGGTTTCGCGTCCGGCAGAGCCGGGCGGGGGATGTCGGGCGGCAACCTAGCAAACCGACGAGGACAAGCTCGCCACGACCATCGGCCACCGGCCGTCCCGCACCCGGCTCGCGCCGGGCGGGATCTCTACAAGGCGAGATTCTCCAACATGAACATCCCTAATCCTGTTCGGCCCGTCGCACCCGCGGCAGGCTATATCGGTGGCAAACGCAACCTGGCGTGGCGCCTGGTCCCCATGATCGTGCGCGTCGACCATGACGGCTATGCCCACCGCAAAAGTTGGATATTTGAGATTATGCAAACATAAAATCATGCGAAGAATCTATCGCAGCCCCGCTAAAGACACTGGCGGCACTGGAATGGTCGTCGGCATCGATAAAACCGTATTCACTTGCCGAGGCTCCGTTGGAGGCCAATCCGTTGAAGTTTGCTGTCGTGAACTGGCTGGCGGTCGTATGTTCGAGGGTCAAGAATGTATTGAAGCCGTAGCTGTTGCCAGTCGAGCCGTCGCGGTCGAGCTGGAGCAGGGTGTCGCTACCCGACTGGACCAATCGCAGGTAGCCAGTGGTGCCGAATGGGTTGGAGCCGTCCCAGTTGACCAGGCTGGAAGTAAGAAAGTTGTCTAAGTTGAGTACGTCGCCAGCCGGCCCGGCAGCAAAGTCAGCAAAGGTTGTGGCTGAGCTGTAGCCGTAAATGCTGTAGCTGGACCCTAAGGTTACCGTATCCTGTCCAGCACCAAACGTTACGTGCACGTCACCATAATAATTCTGAGACAGCTCAAGCTTGTCGTTGCCGGTGCCAAGATCTATCGTGGAGCTTCCGTATGCGATGCTATAGAAAGAAACCTGATCATCATCGGCGCCGGCGTCGATTGTGATGGTCTCGCTGGCATTGGAGTTGCTGGAATAATGCGTAGAGGAGATATAATCTTGGCCGGCCCCACCGCGTAGAGTGTCAGAGCCAGCATCGCTATCGTAGAGATAATCATCGCCGTCCCCGCCGTCCAGTATATCGGTACCCTGGCCGCCATAGAGGGAGTCATTGCCAGCTTCGCCGAACAGGCTGTCGTTGCCGAGTCCGCCCCGGATACTGTCGTTGCCAGAACCGCCGTACACCGTGTCGGCGCCGCCACCCGCATCCACGCTGTCGGCGCCTGCCAGTGCGTAGATCACGTCGTCGCCCGCCGTACCGGTTAAGGTGTCGGAACCGTTAGTGCCCGTGATCGTCTGGCCGCTTGCCGAGGCTCCGTTGGGGGCCAAGCCGTTGAAGTTTGCTGCGGTGAACTGGCTGGCTGTCGTATGTTCGAGGGTCAGCAGCGTATTGAAGTTGTAGCTGTTGCCAGTCGAGCCGTCGCGGTCGAGCTGGAGCAGGGTGTCGCTGCCCGACTGGACCAATCGCAGGTAGCCAGTGGTGCCGAATGGGTTGGAGCCGTCCCAGTTGACCAGGCTGGAAGTAAGAAAGTTGTCTAAGTTGAGTACGTCGCCAGCCGGCCCGGCAGCAAAATCAGTAAAGGTTGTGGCTGAGCTGTAGCCGTAAATGCTGTAGCTGGACCCTAAGGTTACCGTATCCTGTCCAGCACCCAACGTTACGTGCACGTCACCATAATAATTCTGAGATAGCTCAAGCTTGTCGTTGCCGGTGCCAAGATCTATCGTGGAGCTTCCGTATGCGATGCTATAGAAAGAAACCTGATCATCATCGGCGCCGGCGTCGATTGTGATGGTCTCGCTGGCATTGGAGCTGCTGGAATAATGCGTAGAGGAGATATAATCCTGGCCGGCCCCACCGCGTAGAGTGTCAGAGCCAGCGTCGCTATCGTAGAGATAATCATCGCCGTCCCCGCCGTCCAGTATATCGGTACCCTGGCCGCCATAGAGGGAGTCATTGCCAGCTTCGCCGAACAGGCTGTCGTTGCCGAGTCCGCCCCGGATACTGTCGTTGCCAGAACCGCCGTACACCGTGTCGGCGCCGCCACCCGCATCCACGCTGTCGGCGCCTGCCAGTGCGTAGATCACGTCGTCGCCCGCCGTACCCGTCAAGGTGTCGGAACCGTTAGTGCCCGTGATCGTCTGGCCGCTTGCCGAGGCTCCGTTGGGGGCCAAGCCGTTGAAGTTTGCTGCGGTGAACTGGCTGGCTGTCGTATGTTCGAGGGTCAGCAGCGTATTGAAGTTGTAGCTGTTGCCAGTCGAGCCGTCGCGGTCGAGCTGGAGCAGGGTGTCGCTACCCGACTGGACCAATCGCAGGTAGCCAGTGGTGCCGAATGGGTTGGAGCCGTCCCAGTTGACCAGGCTGGAAGTAAGAAAGTTGTCTAAGTTGAGTACGTCGCCAGCCGGCCCGGCAGCAAAATCAGTAAAGGTTGTGGCTGAGCTGTAGCCGTAAATGCTGTAGCTGGACCCTAAGGTTACCGTATCCTGTCCAGCACCCAACGTTACGTGCACATCACCATAATAATTCTGAGACAGCTCAAGCTTGTCGTTGCCGGTGCCAAGATCTATCGTGGAGCTTCCGTATGCGATGCTATAGAAAGAAACCTGATCATCATCGGCGCCGGCGTCGATTGTGATGGTCTCGCTGGCATTGGAGCTGCTGGAATAATGCGTAGAGGAGATATAATCCTGGCCGGCCCCACCGCGTAGAGTGTCAGAGCCAGCGTCGCTATCGTAGAGATAATCATCGCCGTCCCCGCCGTCCAGTATATCGGTACCCTGGCCGCCATAGAGGGAGTCATTGCCAGCTTCGCCGAACAGGCTGTCGTTGCCGAGTCCGCCCCGGATACTGTCGTTGCCAGAACCGCCGTACACCGTGTCGGCGCCGCCACCCGCATCCACGCTGTCAGCGCCTGCCAGTGCGTCGATCACGTCGTCGCCTGCCGTACCCGTCAAGGTGTCGGAACCGTTAGTGCCCGTGATCGTCGCCGTTGCATGCGCGTTCAAGGTGTAATTACCGGTCGCGTTATTGATTGCAGAAACAGCAACATAGTACAGGCCAGTTGTGCTTGCGACAAAGCGCGTGCCAGTTCCATCCACTCCATCGGTCGTCAGCTGGTGTCCCGTCGCATCATAAATCGTCAAGATACCGTTGCCGTTAGATGTGGAGAGACCGAACGTTACCCGGTCGCCTGCTCCAAGGTTGACCTTGAACCAATCATGGTCACCAGCTTGGTTTATTACTCCGACCGTGTTGAAACCTATAGCGAGATCGTGACTGGTTTGTTCGGTGCCGTACAAGCCTGACGCACTGCGCCCCTCATTGGCGCCGTTGCCAATCCAGTGCCATGTTGCGCTTTGCACGTCGAAACCCGCCGCTGATAGGTCAGCGTTACTAAGAAGGTATGCAACGGGATCAAAGGAAATGGTACGGCCTTCCGATGCTCCGTTCTGCACGAAGTGGCGTGTAGCGGCAGCCGTGTCTGTCCCGAACGCTGCCCGCAGGTCCGCATAGGATGCAACGTAGCCGAGTGCATCGAATGAAACGCTACGGTGTTCACCGGCGCCGGTTTGTACATAGTGGCGCGTTGCAGCCGCAGTGTCGTTGCCGAACGCAACCCTGAGATCGCTGTTGCTTGCGAGATAACCGTAAGCGTCGAATGAAACACTCCGGCCTTCAGCGGCGCCGGTTTGAACGAAGTGGCGCGTTGCAGCCGCGGTGTCGTTGCCAAACGCGACCCTGAGATCGCCGTTGCTTGCGAGATAACTGTAAGCGTCGAACGAAACACTTCGACCTTCGGCAGCGCCGGTTTGGATGAAATGCCGGGTTGCAGCTGCGATGTCCGTGTTGAACAAGGCGCGAAGGTCACTATAGCTCGCCAAATAGCCGTACACGTCAAACGAAATGGATCTACCTTCCGAGAGGCCGGCTTGCGCGTAGTGCAACCGTCCAGCTTGCGCGTCGGAGCCGAAGGCAGCGCGTAGATCCGCGTACGATGCGATGTAAGCGAGCGCTTGAGCGTCGCTCCAGGTCGAACTGTCCATTGAATGTCTTCCCCAAAAAACCGACGCGTTCAGCAGATTCTTGGCCGCCGAAAAATCGACGCATAACCTATGATCGCCTAGAAATGTCAATGACATATCCCGTACGATCATGCCGCCAAGCAACTTCACAGCCGGCCACTGCCCGTTCGGTTGTTGCCGTCTCAAGCTGTTCGCACTTTCCGCCAGACGCGTAACGGCAATGGCGGTAGAAGATCGCTGAAACTCAATCGTATGTGGCAGCGGTTTTTGGAACAAATTTTCATTTCCAGTGAAGATCGCCCAACGCCAAAGGGAACATATGATTCTAGGGCGGCGGAGCAGCAGCGCATCCGCTCGCTATGCGGCTCGCTTTTGCCTGGCTCGATCTTGAACCGGACCTCGCGCCCGGAACCTCTGTAGCTATGGCCCCGGGGAGCACGCTTTTCCCCCCGCCTCGCTTGCGGGCTTTTCGTGGCGCAAAAGGTGCAGTTGGTGACCCAGCCGGATCCGGCCTCGATCCTAAGGTTTGGGGCTTATTAGGAATATCGATCACCGGTGCAGTTCGGTGCAGCAACGAGTCAAATAGCGCGCGCTTCGTGATTGACACGCATCAGAACCCGCCTGCTCCCCCCAGGGAGCCCCCGTAGCCGCCCAAGCGGCTACGTTCGACAGCGGTCGCTTGACGCTGTCGGGGTGTGGCTCGGGGCCTTCGGGCTTGGTGAAGCATCAAACTGCGTACGTCGTCACCAGCTCGCTTTCGAGACCCGGCGCGCCGAGGATCCGCGGGTGGAGGTTCAGCTGCGCGGGCGTGGTGAGCAGCGCCTGCATCCCGGTCTTCACGCCCGCTTCGTCGGTGCCGACGATCGCCGCGGTGGTGTCGGTGGCGTTCGCGCCAGGCGCGACGCGCACGACGACGATCGGCGCGATCACCTGGCCGGCGATGGCACGCAATGCGGCGCGCAGCGTGCCGGTGGCGCCCGCCTTTGCGATGGCGTCGTCAATGCTCGTGACCCGCACTGCGGTATCGAGCGGGAATGCGCCGACAGCCGCGTCGGGTGCGGTTGCGACCAGCCCGATGACGGCGGTGGCAATCGTTGTGATCGCGCGCGACCGGGGCGCGACTTCGGTGATCTGGATCCCGTGCAGGAAACTCATATGCGGACCTTTCAGGCGAGCGCCGACAGGGCGCGGATGGTGGACGAAAGCGAGAAGGCGGGCGCTCCGGGGGCGTCGGTGCGCCGGCCGGTGACGGTGATGACGGCCTGATGCGGCTCGGCACCGGCGGACAGCGTGACGCGCGAGATGCGCGCGCGCCCTTCCTGGCGCATCAGCGCGAGCGCCGCGGCGGCGAAGATGCGCAGCCGGCCGAGATCGTTGTTCGGCTGATCGAGCATCTGGGGAACCAGCGCCCCATAGTCGCGCCGGCCGAGGCGCGTACCGAGGGGCGTGCCGAGGATGTCGCCGATCGACTGTGCGAGGTGATCGGCCCCCGCGATCGGCGCGCCGGTGACGCGGTCCATGCCGATCATTGCGGTTTCCCCGACACAGCGCCGCCCGGCTGGACGCCGAGGTGGACGTGATCCTTCAGGCTCTTGCCGGCGCCGATGACGTCGGTGTCGGCGGTAATCGTGCCCGTCGACCGGATGTCGCCGTCGACGGTCACGTCGCCCTTGAGGGACAGCCCGCCATCGGCGTCGATCCGGACAGTCGCGCCGCCGGGAAGGATCGCGGTCAGTGCGTGTGCGACTGGATCGTAGCCGATGCGCGCGCCGTCTTCGTATTCGATCAGCGTCGAGGCGTCGTTGGCGGGGTGTGGGTACGCGTCGCTCGACAGGCTGCCTATGATGATGCCGCGCGCGGTGTCGGCCTTCGGCGCCAGTACCGCGACCTGTTCGCCGACCGACGGCGGCGACCAGGTGCGCGTCTTGCCGGCACGGCTGGCAAGCCATGGAATGTCGCCGGTGGTCAGATCGTCGTTGAAGCGGACGCGCGCGGTGCCCGCGGCTGGGTCGACCGACACGACGACGCCTTCGCGCGCAAGATCGCCGATGAGGTGCTGAATGTCGGCGGGATTGGCCATGGACGCGACCATGCGCGGGCGCAGCCGAGAGGCGAGGCCTCGCTCTTGTAGAATGGCTTTCTACAAGCGCAGGGAATGCCGAGAGGATTACGAGGACGCCCCGCATACGGTCCTGGGTACCGCTGATGGCGCTTTTTGGCCCATGTTCTTCGGCCTGCCAACCATTACGGCGAACTGCTTCTCGATAGGGGGGGGGCATGGCAAAACTTGCGACTCGTCCTAGGTAGCCCAGATCGGTAGACCTATTTAAATAAAACCAATGTGACCTCAATCTTACGGTACTCGCAACTGATTATACCGAGTCTAGACCGATCATCCGAGCAACTAAGGTACTTGTGCCGGATCATACCTAAACATATGATTTCAATAATTGGCTTAGCGAATCGGTCCGGGGGGCGTTGTGACGCATGAACAACGGCGGTGGGAAGGTTTTTGCCCCATATGTCTGAAGGACACGACGTTCGTAGCAAGTGGCCCATGGTTTCGCGATCAACTCAATTGCGAGAGCTGCATCGACGGATCAATCCCTCGTGAGCGTGCGCTCATGCTAGCGGTTCGGCGTTGCCTACCGGGTTACGCTGATATGGACATTCACGAAAGTTCTCCAACTATTCGGGGCCTGTCGACTTTGCTGCGGAAGGACGCGCCAGGTTACATCGCGACGCAGTTTTTCCCTGATACTACGCCTGGTGCACTGGTAGACGGGGTGCGATGCGAGAATCTTGAAGCTCAAACCTTTGCCTCCGAAAGTTTCGACTTGGTCGTAACGCAGGACGTGATGGAACACGTTTTTGATATCGAGAAGGCCTATAAGGAAACGTTTCGAACGCTGCGACCGGGCGGTTATTATATTCATACTACACCAATGTATAAAGATCTGACGCATACACATGCTCGTGCAAAGCTGCATGATGATGGTACTATTGAACACTTATTTGATCCCGAATATCACGGTAACCCGATCAACGGCGATGGTGCCCTTGTTACATATCATTTTGGTTACGACCTGGTCGATTTGATCGCGTCGTGGACGCCGTTTGATGTGGAGTGTTACCGCGCCAATTCTCGTTCCCACGGCATTGTAGCGGAATTCATTGAAGTCCTGATATGTCGAAAGCCGGAGGGGCGAGATCTCCGTCGGCTTACGGCCTTCTAAATTTGATCTGATCGTGCGGGTTATGATCGTCAAGATGTTAGGATACTCGGCTTGACCGCCGGGAACACGACCTTCGCTACCTCCGGCAATGCCTACGGCGACCTTTGTGCCCAGACTTGCCTAATCATGCGTGATACCGCCAATGTCGACTACACCAAGCACTGCGGCGCCGCTTGCCATATAGGATATGCCGGTTAGGCGACCTGGACGCCGCGCGCGGCGACGGTCGCGCGCATCGCCGCGAGCATCGGCTGCATCTCGTCGGCCGTCTTAGCGCGACGGTAAACGACAGCGAGATTCAGCTCACCCGAGGGCGTACCATCGTAGAAGCGGGTCGCGCCGAAGGCGTGCGTCGTGCCAAGTGCGATCAGCGCATCGCCGGCGGGCTTGTCGGTCCATTCCGTGCTGTGCGTCGCGTTGGCCATCACCCAGCGGCCGGTCTCGGCCTTGTACGATACGCCGGTCGCGGTGCGGGTGGTCGACGCCACGGGGTGGAGCAAATCCTTCAGCACACCCGCGTCGGGCGCCCAGCCACCGGCCCGGTACAACGCAGCATTGAACTTGTCCGCCGCCTGCACACCGAAGTCGAGGATCGGCCCAGTGGTTACCCCGCCATCCAGAAGCGGCACGGACGCGATATGCGCGCGTGGACCCCAGAAGGTCGGGAACCCGCTCGCCGGCTGCACCTGGCTGGACTTGGCCACGATGCCGATCGTGAAGCTGCCGTCCATCGGCACGTTCGTGTCGACCATCCAGCCCTTGTCGCCTGCGCCGTAACTGTCCATCCCGGCCGCGGTGCGCTTTGGCATTGAGCCCGCGATCAGCGTGCCGTGGCGGCCGAACAGGCCACGATCGGCGAGCGGGCCGGCGAAAGCTTCGCCGATCGCGCCATCCTGAAGGAGATAGAGCGCGAGAAGATTGCGGGCGGGGAAGGTGCCCATGCCGTCGAGATACTGCCCGACGATCGGCAGGCCGCTGCCGCGTGCCGAGACGCCGGGGACCATGATGCTGAAGGCCATCTTATTGTTGCTCCATGACAGGCCGCTTCCAGCCAATGGCCAGGCGGTAGGGTGAACAGGCGTTTGAGAGGTCGTAAGGGAGGCCAGTGCGCGTCGAGACGCTGTCCGAGCGCGCCGGATCGCTGTCGAAGATATTGCCGCCACCGTTGTGGCGCGCCTTGTCCGCGTACAGCAGCTCGGCGCCTTCGCCTGGTACGCGGGCACACAGGATCTTGGCTATCGTCGACCCGATGATCGTCACCGATTTGATCGGAACGTCGCCCTGCGCGTCGACCACACGGTAGCCCGCGTCGTCGTACAGCGTGGAGGCCGCACCATCGCACAGCGGCTTGATCGGAAGCGGACCGCAGGGGAGGTGATGATGGACGTAGATCGCGCGGCCGACCCGCTTGATCTCGAGCGGGTAGAGCGGCTCGAGCGTCCGCCCCCCGACGCCGCAGGCCATCGCGATGATCTTGCGCGCAGGGCGATAGCCGGCATCGTCCCATTGACGAGCGACCCGGTTGGCAATCGCGACCACGGGGCTTTCCCCCTCGGCGGGATCGTGCGGGTCGAGCGCGGCGATCTCCTGGGCAGTCAGCGGCCGGCGGACGTGATCCGTCGGCGACGGGTCGTTGATCCCCAGCTCGACGGTCGCCTTGAGCGGGTGAAGCGTGGCGTCGCCATCCCGCGGGAACCAGCCCGGCCCGTAGAACCACCCGGGGCGCACGCTGAGGCCGATCATGAAGGCAGACGGCGACAGCGGCGCCATCGTCACCGCCGGGTGCGCCTCCTGCCCGTTACCGAGCGACTGGCTGTACAGCAGGATCAGCGCCCGCGTTGCGTCGAGAGTGGCAACCTGCAAATTGTGCGGCGCCCCCATGATCGAGGCGGTGCGCGCGCGGTTCCGGGCATCCTTGTAAAGCATGCCAAGATCCGCGCTGGATCCGGCGTGCATGAATGCGATGTCGCCATCGACCAGCGCTGCGTATGCATGCCCGTCCTCGTCGGTGACCGACCAGGGTGAAGATGCTGGCTGATCGCTGACGATTGTACCCGCCGCCATCTCCAGATCACCCGCGAACAGCGCGCCCGCCATATGCCAGCGGCGCCGCAGGTCCATTGCGAGCAGTGCATAACCATCGGCGTCGGTGATCGCGAAGGGCATCGAGCCCTCCGCACCGCTGGCGACAGCGCTGCCCAGCTGCAGATCGTCGTACACGCGCATGCGCGCGGCAAGCCACCGCAGATCATCGTCGAGCGCCAGCGCGGGATATCGGCGACGTCGTAGGCGGGAATCTGATCGGGGCGCAGCCGGCCGTCGCTGCCCAGCGTCGCGACGCCATTCGCCACGCCAAGCCGATCCTCGCTGACGTACATGCGCAGCTGCGCGACCAGCAGCGCGGGGGTGACGATCTTGCTGTCATCGCCCGCCTCGACGTCGCCGGCGCTGGCGAGATATGCGACGCCTTTGACGGTGCGCGATGCTGTCGGATTAGTACGTTTGCGGCGTGCGGACCACCCAGCGCTGCTGGAAAGTATACGAACTTGTCCACGTCGGCTGGAGGGTGCCGTCGGTCGCGTTTCCCGCTGCGCTGACAAAAAGAGTATTCGGGTAGTTGGTGAACACATTGCTGAGCGTGGCCTGCGCTTCTGGCGACTCATGTTTGTTGAACGCAATGCTCATATTAACCACGTCGACGGGGCGGAGCGAAGCGAGTCCGCTGCGCAATAGCGTCTCAGCATCCGAATAAAGCGACGCGGTTCCCCGCGCCACAGCAAGGATCGAAATCGCGATCCTGCCTTAGCCTGAAGGAGCATCGGTAATGCCGCTGCGGAAAGCCTCGAAAGCGGGTCCTCCGAGCGCAAGTCCAGCGACGTGCGTACCGTGACCGCTCACCGGGTTAATTTGAAGCGAGTCATCCGCTCCATAGTTGAGGGGGGTGAGGGGAGTCTTTGGCCCGTAGGGGGTCGCATGGCTCAGATAATCGTCTGCTTCAGCAAAAAATCCACGCGGGAAGCGAGTTGAGAACCCCTCCTCCCCGGGGCCGGACGGGGGGCACCCTGCTTCCGAACATGGGACGCCGAAGAAGCCGTTGTCGACGATCACGACCACAACCGACTGCGGTGCGCGCCTGTTGCGCGCGTAAGCTTCGGCCACCTCCGTCGCATTGAAGGGCCACGGCACGTCCTCGTCACCGTCGCAATCGTCGGCGGTGCCGGAGGTCGTTCCGGCGGGCGGCTGGTATGCGCCGATGATCGCGCCTTTCGCTACCGGCCTGTCATCGACGTCCACCCCATGGCCACCCGCGGACCTTAGGTCGATCGCGAACTTCGGCAATTCGGCATCGGACACCGACAGACGCGTTGGCAGGGTCTCAAAAGGGAGGTGGAGAACGCGTCCCACGGTCAGCGTGGACGTCTTGGTGAGGCCGCTCGACGCAAAATAATGGTCGAACAAAGCGTCGACGGCAAGCTTGCCAGTGGCTTGCAGGCGGATTCCGGACAGCGTGTCGCCTTTCCGCACCGTCACGGTCACGTCCGTGTGTATCGCCAGACAGGCGGGCCAGACAGCGCCATAAGCTGCCGCACCGAGCTTCGTCTCGGCAGCCGCGTTCAATCCCGGGTTCGTCACGTTTAATACGTCGAGATATCCCTCTGAAAGCGCGCCGCACAGCTCTTCAACGGTCTCCCGCACGGACTTGTCTTTCAACGTGGGACGTTCGGCTTCGGTGACCGGGATCGGCCTGGCGTGGCGTGCGACGAACTCGACCACGGGCTGTTTGGGGGTAGTGCCGATGGCACGCGCGATGACGAGATGGTCGGCGGCAGGCGCCCGCCCGGCGGGAGCTAGGTCGCAGATCGCCGCAATGGTGATGAGTTGGGAAGCGATCCGCATCGGGCTACTTTCTGCAACCGCCGATGCCGGGACTGAGGTTGAATCCGCACACGCGCCGCTCCTTGCGCAACTGAGGCGGCACCTCGGACTGTGCAACCCAAGCCGCGACGAAGACGCGAAATGAGACGGTATTAAGCGGAGAAAGATAGAAATAAAAGGCAGGGGTCAGATGGGTGGCACCCGGCTTCTTCCCCATCGCCGAGTTGACGCCGATCACGCGTCGCCGGCCGGTCGCGTTGACGATCATCACCGGACCGCCAGAGTCGCCATAGCAGAGCACGGACTGCTTGGCGCCCTCCGACGTCGTCCGGATGTAGGTGCCCAGCTGATCGGGGTAGATCGAGATTCCGGTCGCCTCGATCGGCTCCTGCCCCATCCTAAGCGCTTTGTCTGACGGGGTGTAGGTGTAGTAGCCGTCGTCGGTGATCCCGAGATCCGTACAGCCATAGCCCATGAGGCGGATTTGGGTCGTCAACGGCGTAAACGTGGATAAATCCAGCACTTCGGCGTCGAGCCCAGAGACGCGCTGGCTGAGATCGCACAGCGCATAATCGTCGCTGGAGCGGGGGGCGCCCGCGGCGTTTGTTTTTCGCGCGGTGTAAAAGTCGCTGATCGCGCAACGCATACCGTAGGTACCAGAGCCGAATTTCACGTCAGCGCCGATTGTTGCGCCGTTTTTAGTTCCCGCGGGCGATCCCGCGTCGACGCAATGCGCTGCCAGCAGCACGACCGAGGGACCGATCAGGCTCAGTGTGCATGGTTCTCCGATCTGATTGTCCGCGATGGCGACCGTCTTCCACTCGGTCGGATCGATCTGCACGTTGGCATTGGATAGCTGGATTTTGGCACCGCCGAACTTGAGCGGGACCGAGACGAAATGACGGACCCGCTCGGAGGGCGCTGGAGGGGCGCCCGGCGTGAAGAGCGGGACCGCCAAGTCGGCGGCCGGGTTTTCCACGGGCGGTCCCCTCACGCTCTGCGCACAGGCGTCGGCATGAGCGCCGAGCGCCACTGCCCCGGCGAAGGTGGCAAGGAACGCAAGTCTATTTCGCATCGCCCTTGTCCGCCTTCTCGATCGCATCCTTGATCGCAATAGCCTGCGTGACCGCCGCACTGATCACTGTGTCGAGCGGCTGGGTCGGATCCTTCTCGCTCGTGGTGGAGACGCCGCACTGGTCGTGCATGCGCAGATTGCCTTTCCTCGGGAACGCAACGAAGTCGAGCCAGCGCGGATCGGCGATCTTCCCGGTCCACCGGTAGGTCGTCGTTGGCGTCACAAGAATGATATCGATGCCCCGGCAAGCCGCGTAATAAAGGCCGCGGGACGGCTGCGACATCACACCTCCATAAAAACTAACCGCCGGCAGCGCGCTTCGCGGGACCTCCGTCCATGACAGCGTCGTCGTGCCGCTCGTTTTCGTGCCGCCCTGCTTGCTCATCGCGAGATCGCGTACGGGGTCGAGATCGCATGGTTGTGTCGGAAATGCTTTGCATTTCGCTCCGAGGTCGGCTGCGCCTGCCATGCCCGCGACGAGCGGGATCACGACCTTGACAATGCCACCCGTAGTCTGAATGAACGCGGCTCGGCGGTCTTCGACCTCGACGCCGGCGGTCTGGATGAGATCTGTATTCTCGACCTTGGCGAGGTTGATTGTCGTGCGCTTCCACAGCGTATCATCGCGCAGAAGCAATATGCGGTTGCGCCTATCCTCGACCCGACGATTAGTCACCACCAGATCGAGGTTCTCCGGCGTCCCGGCAGCTGCGCTGTTCTTGAGTTCCATCCGAATGGCGTTCCGTTGAAAGTAGAACGCATCGATCACATTTGAAAAACCCGAATTGATCGAATCCGCGTCCAGCGCGACACCATAGCGTACAGACGGATTAACAGCGCAACCGGCAAGTAGAAGCGCTGCGGGCCACGCCCGTCTATACTCTATGTTCCGCGCTCCCCGTTGTGTCGATAAGATGATGGCAGAAATTGCTGCATCATCAAGCCCAAAGGTTCGGACGTTTAAGCTGGTACGGAAAGTCTTTCTATATTCATAGTTTTGTTGATACGTAATGTTATATATTGATTTGAGTGAGGGTGGCGCATTTAGGCGACCGACTGGAATCGGGCGACCATGCCTTGGCGGGCGCTGGCAAGCATTGGCATCGTGGCAACCGGCCTCCCGGTACGATTGGTACGCACGGCGCTGGATGTGATACTCGCACTGGCGGCATAACAATGAACTTTGGTCGATTGCGTCGACGGGCGGCCAACCAGACCGACGGCCTTGCCTTTTTGGCGCAAAAATCCCTCGGGCAAAACTTCACCAGCTTTTCCGATTATTGGTACGGCTTGCCTTCACCCGAAAATAACCGCTTTAAGCTGGAGCTGCCATTCTGCGGCGCCTCTACGAACGACAACTTCCTCCCGATTCGCCATTCAAGCGGCGCTGTTGTTGATCGCGCGCCGATTATTGACCGTCGGGAGTTGGAGAAGCGAAAGGCGAAGGAAGCAGCGGCCTTCGGGTCGATACGGTCAGACGGACTCGAACCTCCGCCAAAATTGATGGTATGGGCCATTTTGGGGGCCTAGTGAGAAGCAGACATAAAGTATCCACGGAAATCGTATCGATGGGTATGCTTTGTGGGTCCTATAAGCGCACCATCGACACGCCCCTGGATCATGTCACAGTCGCACTCTTCGCGGGACGCGAGGCAGGCTGTATTCTCGACGCCTTCGACGACCATGAAGCCGAGTTTGTGCGCTAG